CCTACATTTAATCCGGCAAAACTTAATTATGGTGCTGTTTATGGATTAGGTAATGTAGGTGAGTGGTTTGAACTAAAACAAGAACAAGGAATATTCACCGAGTTTGTTGAAGAAAATTATCAATCCGCAAGAAGATTCCTTGCCGAAAATCAACACTATATTCGTGTTGAATTTGAAGAGCCAATTGGAGAAGAATCTTTAGAAGACTTCCCGTATGGCTTTGTTCGAGATGCGGGTTCTGAATATTATTTACCATACAATGTTCAGATAACAGCGGGACCTTTCGGTAGACAATCTGCAAATTATAATGTTAGTGTTATTGGGATGGATCCGTACGGATTTGATGTTGCTGTTACACGAACCGATGCGTGGAGAAGTATGCAAAACAACGTCTCCCATGATAACCCATACCTGTATCCGGCAGAGGCAGTGGAGGGAGAAAAAATTGATCCTATCAATGTATTTTACAAAGAGACAACTTTCCAGAGAGATGCTCAAATGTATGGACTACTTAGAGAGGAAGCACAGCCAATTAGTGATTTAGATTATTTCCCCAGAACTTGGCATCATCACCTTCCGCATGATCCATCTGTATTTAACCCGAGTCAAATAATAAATCATAACCACCTGACTAGATTAAAACGAGGAGATACTCCACCATTCTACTTGGCTTTCACTAATGATTTGTATGGAAACCCATATGACACAATTGGTGATGGAGAGACATTTTATTCTAAGTATTTGTCGAGTACCACTGGGTATTCAAAGGATGTTTTAACATCAACGTACGGAAGGTTATGGAGAGATCCCGCACCATTTGAAGAGTACCCAGAGGAAAATATATGGAAATATGATCTTTCGGGAGAATCGGAATATGGAGTATTTTCACCACCAATTCTTCCTCTGAAAAATGCGGGTGTCGGTGAGGACAGTGATTTTGTTCACATGCTTGAGAAAAACTTCTCCGCACAATTTATAGTATATGGCAAAGAATCCACACCGTGTCGAAATTATGAGTGTGGAAATACTGGTCCAGTGAATCCACCAAAAAGAGAGCCGGGTCAGACAGATGAAGAGTATGATCCATATCTTAACTGTCCCATGCAAGAATTAAGACCGGACTATTTGGGGTTGGAGGAAAATGAACCAGAGCCGGGTGAACCAATCACCGCTGTTGAGTCTGTCTTTGATCCAGAGTTAAAGGAGCCAACTCGAACGGAAATAGATCAACTTGAAGATGAACTGAAGGTTAGTCAATGTGACTTTATCGAAACTGAACTTGGATCTGAGTATCTTGGGTGTGTTTATTCTGATCCAGACTTGCCTTATAGTTGTAATTGTCCACAACGAGGTGAACTATTTAAGGATCTTTTGCCGTTTTATCGAACTAAAGCAACGTTTTGGTCAACACCAGACAAAACGACGCTTCTTCGTGATGCCCATATGGTTCAACTTACATCACAATCTGTCGTTGCCTCTTTGCCGGGGGATCTTACTTTACGTCCGGGGACAATCATAAACGTTGTCAATCCAAGAAAAGCCGAGGCTCCCGGTAGTGAAGTCTTCAAACGAACTTCTGGTAAGTATCTTGTTGGTAAGATAAAACATAGAATGAGTTTACAGAATCATATAATGAGTCTTTCTCTGACACGAGATTCATCATCCCAAGATTCAAGTGGTACAACCGAGCCTCAGTACGAACAATAATGACCTACATAGTTTGGAGGAATTTCTATGTCAATAAGAGTGGATGCAAAAGACAGATTTATTGATTTTGATTTAAAGTTTACAAAAACTGGTGATGCACCTCATGGTCTTGCCGTGAAAAAAGATATCAATTCAATTAGACAGTCTCTTGTAAATCTTATTTTGACAAGACCCGGTGAAAAAGGGTTTTCACCTGAATTTGGTACTAATTTAATTGATTTGTTATTTGAAAATTTTAATCCTGTTCAAATGATCCGAATTCAAGAGGACATGAGGGATGCGATTCAACAATTTGAACCAAGAGTTAATTTTATTGGACTGGACTTTGACACAAGCAACTTAGACTCAAATATGGTGAGTATAAACGTTCAATTTAAATTAGTTAACGAACAAACACTGAGAGAAATCACAGTAGAACTGGAAAGAGGAATTTAATGTCAGTTTACAGCAGTTTATCAGGAATATCGGTTCCAGCGTCATCGTCAGCAAGCACGGCAACTGCGACAAGCATTCTTACGCTTTCTGGTAATCAAATTCAGATTGGTGATCTTGATTTTGGTGATATCAAAACTAGCATTATTGAGTATTTAAAGCGAACAGACAGTCCACTCAAGGATTTTGATTTTGAATCATCAGCGATCCAAGTCCTTGTCGATGCTCTTGCATACAACACATTATATTATGCTTTCTACTCAAACATGATTGCCAATGAATTGTACCTTGACTCGGCACAAAGAATTGAATCTTTAATTTCAATTTCCAAACCACTTGGATTTGAAGTTCCTGCTGGAGCATCATCAAGAGCATCGGTTTCAATGGCAAATGTGACAGGAACCATTCCAAAATATTCTAGATTTGTTGGTACAACACCAGACGGTGCTAACTATAACTTTTTCACTCTCAATTCATACGATCCAGATACAACCGGAAATATTAATGAAGTTGTGTTATTTGAAGCAAAGGATTTTGTTTTAAATCGAAATGTTACTTCACAGATTGACATTGATCGACAGAGACTTATTCTTAATGATGATAGAATTGATTTAAATTCTTTGATCATTGAGGTGAGCGAAGATAACGGAGAAACCTTTACAGAATACACAAGAATATCAAATATCAGTTATGATATTACAGAAGAAAGTAAAGTTTACTTCACGGAACGTCAAAGTCGTTCGGTTAGAATCACCTTCTCTGCCAGAGGAAATGAAGAGTTTTCTTCACTTAACAAGAGCCTTGAAACCGATAACGTCGGTCGAAAAATTCTGAACACTGATATTGTTAGAATTTCTTACTTGCTTCCAACGGGACCATCCGCAAACGGAATTCGATCATTTACATATGCTTCGGGAACTGGAACACCGACTCTTCGTGTTGCGAGTTTTGGTGGTAGTTTAGAGCCAGATCCAGACTTGATTAAATTCTTTGCACCTAAGTGGTTTGCCGCACAAGGTAGAGCCGTGACGAAGAATGACTATCGTGCTGCGATACCAGAATTTTTTCCGGCAGGGCAATCACCTGATGAATCTTTAGTCGTATTTGGTGGGGAGGAAACAGATCCACCTTACTATGGAAGAGTTTTCATTTCAACAATTGATGGAGCAGCAGGTGGTGTCATTGATGCAAACTCCGTCGCAATCACAGAAAAACTTCGAGAACTCTGTCCCGTTTCAATTGTTCCAGAATATCTTGCACCACAAAATCTCACAATGAATCTGAGTTACAATGTGAACTACAACGGTTCAGGAACAACACGAACCAGAGAACAAGTTGAACGAGCCATTTTTGATGCGATTGCTGATGAGTATGGTAAAGTTAGATTTAACAACAGTGTTGATGTGAGTGATCTCGTTGCTCTAATTAAAAGAGTTGAACCAGCGGTAATCACACCACTTAACATATCATTTGATGTTTCACGATCCGAAGTATTATCCACTGATCGAGATGTTGAATTTACATTTAAAAACGCTATTAATTTTGCCGGTGCGGGAAACGGTTTAACTTCTACCACATTCACCTCTCCTAAATTTGGTTTGAGTAATGTGTTCATCCAAGATAGCGGTGTTACTCCAAACAGATTTGGTGTTTCTCCACTCAGACTCGTGACAAGAGATTCATCTGGTCTCATTTCAGTCGCTGCACCAAGTGGTGTTGGTGAGATTGATTACAATCGAGGTCTTGTTCGCATATTTAAAAATGTTGCAAATAGTTCTGTCGTGTTTACTGCAAACTTTAAAGATCCCAAAGTTATAGCAAAACAAGAAATTATTCTTCGTGTTCTTCAGGGATCAGTCACGGTTAATCAACTCTAATGTTTGGTGCAATATTTAAAAACTCGGCAAAGAATAAAGAGTATAGATTCAATGAAATCTCCTCTACTTATCTTAACGGGTTTTCTTTGGCAGACAGAGAGTTTTTACCAAGAAGTCCAGAAAATGCACCCTCGGTGTTTGAACCTCTTGGTTCACAAAGAGTTGCTGGTGTATCAAACGCATATTACAACATTTACCCAGCGTTACCAGCGTATCTGTCTCTTCTTGGTTATACTGATTTCATTAGCCTTGTAACAGAGTATTATGATTGGGTTTATACTTCAAATACAACAGATTCTCTGGGATCTGGGTATTTCTTAACGTCCGAAGACGTATATCGTTTATTAGATATTGACTCTATTGCAAAAACGTCAGATGATGATGAAGATTTTATCCGTGATAAAGAAACTCGTAAAAACATTCTATCCCTTATTGCGAAGCAATATGCAGAAGGATTAGAAACCTATTGGAATGATCAATCAAACCCAATTGGTGAAGAACAACTAATTCAATTCATTAGTGGTATTCGTGAAAATTTTTATCAAAAGAAAACAAATAAAGCAGCACTTGATTATTACTTTAAAACTTTGTTTGAAGTTGCCGGTGCGAGCGTTATAATTGACGAACCAAAAAAATACATTTTGAGAACGGATGGTGGCATTCCTGAGTTTGCACCAAGTGCCTCAGGTAATCTTTTAATATCTGATCAACCCTTGGGACAAGCAGTTTTTCAAGATAGTTATTGGTATCAAGACTACTCTTATCTCTTAAGTGTTTCTACCTCTTTGGGTGAAACAGTAGGATTGGACTTAACATATGATTTAGATGAGGTTGAGCAGGAAATATACTCCGAACTCGCACATCCCGCTGGAATTAAAGTTTTCTTTAATACTACAAATGATGATTATGTTCCACCACCGGATTTTGAGGGTGAATTTGGTGCTAGAGAAACGACAATTTTAGGTCATTATCTCCCCTACAGGGTGTCTGATCAAACTGGTCTTACTTACACCTCCGGATGTACCTATGACTTAGATGGCGATGGAACTTCACTCACAACACATGCTCACCCCGGCTGGTCAGATGATATCCCCATTGAAGGGTCGGCAGCGTCGGCATTTGGTAATATAAATATTGGGAGTTTCTTTTTCCTTGCACCCGCAGAAAATAGTCCCAACACATCGTACACACCTTGCTCTTAAATAGGAATTTAAAATGTCAACAACTTTGAGGTCAATTGGAATAGATACGGCAAAAACCCTGTATGATCTTATTCGGGGAGATACCAGTAATTGGCTCTTCTTTTTAGGTGGAGCAAGTGCGGCTCCAGAAGAAAATAAAAATACAATCACCGATGACAATTCAGTTTGGCAAGATATTACATTCCTCCAAAAAATTCGTGACAACGAAGTTGCTATTATTGCAAGACGAGTTAATTGGTCGTCGGGGAATGTTTACTACCCATATGATTCAAATGGTATTCCAGAAACTGGGGCAAGTGGACCGGAAAGAAACTACTATGCGATGACAGAAGACAAAGAAGTTTTTGTTTGTATGGGAGCGAACGAAAAAAATCGTTACGACCAATTTGGATTGAGTACATCAACAATTAAACCCACAAGGGCAAATCAAAACACAGTTTTGGCTGATGGTTATTCTTGGAGATTTTTATACAAAATTGACCTCGCAGACAAAACCTTTCTTTCAAACACATACATGCCTGTTCCAGACATAAATGAGTATGATATTGTACCTTCAACTGCATCCAAAAAAGAAGAGGCTTTTCGTCGTGGATGTGGTAACAATGCAGGAGCATCCGGATCTTGTTGTTTTTATTACAAGGAAGATGCGATTGATCCTGTAACATCAGACGCTTTCTCTAAAGGTGATCTTGATTTTTGCACAGAAAACATAAAATGTACAAATTGTTTTGCTATAGCAAATGCACTTAATAGATCATACATTTTTAATCTGCTTGGTAACTGCACCGATAATCCATGTGCTTCAACAACAACAATTAAAAGTGGGTATGAACTTGCCTTGGATCAACAAAGAAAAATAAGTCCAAATAGGAACCTTTATTTACAAGCGAATGTTTACAAAGAGGCAAAAGCAAAAGTAGGACAAATTCATTCAGTTTCAATTGATTTGTCTGGACTTTCGGTTAGTGATTTAACGACAACAACAAAAGATCCAGTTGTGGAGATATCATCAAGTTCCGGAGAAAATGCCGTTGTTCAATTAACAACTTATAAAAGTGGTAGTAGTTTTGTAATTGATGGCATTAGTCTAGTTAATGGGGGATCTGGATATAGGGATGCCTCAATTTTATCAGTTACAAACAGTCTTGAAAATAGAATTAGAATTAATTTAGACTACCAAGACGGTCTTTTTGCTGATCCCAGAAGATTGTTAAATGCCACCAGAGTGATGGTTAGGGTCGGAATACGAACTGATAGACTTGCCGATGATTTCGGGACAAATCAAGTAACATTTAGACGTTACGGAATCATAAGAGATGTTCAAACACAAGGACAGACGACTAATTTTCAGGCAGGGTCAGATACGGGATCAGGACAAATTCAACGTTTCTCTAACGTGAAAAAGGTAAACGTTACTTCTCCATCCTCTATTAGTTTTGGTGCGACTCCAACTTTTGAAATATCCAGCATTAGTCACGATAAAACCAAAATTGTTAATGAAAAAGGTTTAACTGTTTTCAATAATTTAACGCAGGATTCAAAGACAAAAGTTCCGCAGTCCGCAAAAATTGTTGCAACCAAACAAGTGGGGGCAAAGGCAGCGACATTGGAATTAATTGAAGCATCTGATACTATAAAAGTAGGAGATGAATTGGTTTTGAATACTGATTTGACCGATGTTTTCACTGTGTCTCAAGTCACCTCCTCCCCAACCGTTACACCATTTACAGGTAAACTTGTTTCATCAAATGATACAAATATTACCGCTACTTCTAGTACCGCTGCTGTAGAAGCACCACCAAGAGAAGTTTTCTTCCAATACATTTATTCATTAGGAAAATATTAATGGCAAGATCAATATTACCATTTAAAATTTCTTCAACAGAACCCCAAACTCCACTCTCTGTTGCACCATATAACAGCAGAACGGTTTTGCATTCATTTGATCCAAACTCGTTCGAGGAAAACTACAAATACGTTGCGTTCCGTCCCGGATATGCCGTTCAAGCGGCAGAGTTAAACGAAGTTCAAGAGTATTTTTACAAAGAAAATACTCTGATGGCAACAATGATTAATTACTGGGGTTATTATGTTGGAACTCCTTACGCTGGATCTGGAGACGAGGGAACAAGCCTTCGATACGGTGGACCAGGCTGGGATGGTGCAACACCGCTTGCACCATACGGTGCAGGAAATCAACCCGGATTTGATGTGATCCCCCCAGCGTCTCAACCAGCATCATCCGAAATTCCAAACCTTGTGTCTGTAATTGATAACGGAACCTCAATTACAATTCAATTAAATCAAGGATACTATCTAACAGAGGTAAGAACAGGGACCGATGTTGATAATGGATTTAAATATTTTGTGTACCTTAACTATGAGGGTGCTTTGGGTGAATCTCTTTACACAACTACAATTTCAAAAGCAACATCAGGTATTTCTTATGTTGGATTATTTTTAACACAAACATACGTTTTACCCGAGGGTGGTGGTGATGGAGCAACGGACAGAACATTACAAGATAATTCTGCTGGATTCTATAATATAAACGGTCTTGGTGCGGCAAGAGTTTCCTTTAATTTCTCTGGCATAGGTGTTGCGGGTGTTAACGGTTCGACCGGATTTGATACTATCTCTCCTGTTTTGTATATCGACCACTCAACGGGCAAAGTTCGATACATGAGCAATCTAATTATAACAACGGTGTAATATGACAAGAAATCTCTATCCATTTAAAAAGCAACAAGGGTCATCCACTGTGTATGGTCCACTTTCACCATATGGATCGAAAAAAGCAGAACATTCTTTAAATGAAGAAAGTGTGGATAAAAATTACACTTACGTTGCATTCGCATCGGGTGATACCCTTCAGTCATCAGATTTAAATGAACAACAAGAAACACATTACATAGAGAGAAATCTTGCAATAGAATCACTTAGATCGTGGGGATTTTTTCAAGGACCACCTGCAAATGGAGATAATGGACGAAACAGAGTCGGCTCTCCGGGCTGGAATGGTGCCAGTCCAATTATTCCGGGCATACCAATATCAACAAATGTAGTGCCAACAATGTCAAGAAAACAAGGTGAATATTCACCCGTTACTATTACAAAAACTAGCGACAATCTTTCAATAAAATTTAACGAAGGATTTTATCGTCTTTCGACATTGAATGGAACGGCAAAAGATCACGGATTTTTATATCACGTTTATTTAAATCAAAATGATGGAGTGGATAAATTTAAAGTTACTGTGAGTAAAGAATTTACGTCTGGTATAACTTATGTTGGATTAAAATTTAATAGTAAAGAAATTCTTCCACAAACTAGAACAGTAACTGGAACTGACACTGACTCTACTTTGATGAATGATAAATTAAAATCTGTTGACGATCAAGTAACGGTCGCAAAAAGAATTCAATATGAATTTAGTGAAGCAACAGAATTATATGGGGGAGTAGATACTATTATTTCAGACTTTGCTCCGGTCCTGTATGTAGATCACCTAAATAAAAAAGTAAAATATATGAATAACTTACTAATAGACACATTCTAATGGGGTACAAATGGGCGTTGAAGACAATACATTTCAAATAGAAGACCTGAACGATAACACGAGTTTCTTTGAGTGGGCAACAAAAACCAACTCAGAAATTATCGCAAAGCATAATCTTCTCCGTGTATATGACGGCATTTCCGGTGACGGTATCAACGTAATCGTTGGTGTTACTTCGGATGGTGTTGGCAGTGATAATACTGGTATCTCCTCTGGTGACATTTTTGTCGAACTTAGTGGCAATGTTAACAAAGGAATGACATTCAACGATGTCACAATTAATGGATTACTCAGTTATGATTTTGCAAAATCCTTCACTGGTGTTAATACAGTCTCTGCGTCTGTTACTGGTGCAACTGCCGATTATGTTGCTGGTCAAGTTGTTCGTTTTGTCGTTGACGGAAGTTACAGAGGTCTTACTCTAGCAAAAGCAGACTCTCCATCAGGAGCAGAAGTTTTTGGTATTGTAAACGGGGAAACAGGTGAAAATTCAATTTCTGTTGCAACCCACGGTGTTGTTAACATTCCAACAGGTGGTCTTGAGCCCGGTTGTGTTCACTTCTTAGATTCTTCGACGGCGGGTGGTTTGACAGCAAATGAACCAAATGTTTTGGGTCAAGTTTCCAAACCAGTTTTAGTCGCAACATCAGAAACACAAGGTGTTGTTTATAATTTTAGAGGTCAACTTCTTCAAGGAACTGGTGGTACAGGTTCTAGTCAGGCTGACAACAACGCATTCTTCTTGACAGGAATGGCATCTGAATTTACTCGTGGAAAAGCCATCTCATTTAATAACGGTCAATTTGAACCCACAAATGGAAATAACAGCAATTCAATGAACAGCGTTGCCGGTGTTATCACCGAAGATTCAACAACGGGACTTGCATCTGGTGTAATTAAAGTTGTAACAAATGGCTTTGTAGTAAACTCACCAGTAACAAATGGATCTGGACCTCTCTTTGTTAATACCGATGGTACTTTGCAATTTACAAATCCGGGATCTGGTTCAAAAATAGTTGGAATCAACGTTCTTATCGGCAGTGACTTTGCTTTGGTTGTCCATCCATATCACGATGCAGGATCGTTCAATCCCTTGACGGGAGAATCAACCGGCAATCCAATCCAGTTTTCGACATTGGCTCCTCCAACTCTTTTTGGTGCAACATCTAACACTGGTGGTGTATCCTATGTCAACGATAACGAACTGATTAATGGTTCGTACACGGTTTGGCAGAGAGGTATTGGTGTTGGTTCTGCACACACTGGAACAGGAAGCACTTATTTTGCAGATAAGTGGGTAAGACTTAACGGTTTGACACACGGATCAGGATCCTTTAGTATTTTAAGAAAAGACTTCTCTCCAACGCAAGTAGAGGTTGAAGGTAATCCGCTTTACTATACTCGTTTGAATCACAGTATCTCTGGTTACACTGGAGACGATTTCCTACAGGTAGAGAACCGTGTGGAGGGTTCTGATGCTTTCCGAGGGGAGAACATGACACTTTCCTTCTATGCGAGAGCGGGGACTTCAGGAGCGACATGTACAGCGTTTGTGAAACAAGTTTATAACGAATCCGATGAAACTCTAACCAGCCTTGGTACGTTCTCACTCGGAACAGACTTTACAAAATATATTACAACATTCTCTATGCCTGCAATGACTCAAGTTCCGAATTTTAATGGTGACGATTATGTTGGTGTCGGTATTGACATTCTTCGAGTCCCCGGACAACTGGATCTTGCTCAAGTAAAACTTGAAAGAGGACTTGCTTCAACTCCAGTTAGACCAAAAACTATTGAAGCGGAGTATGATGATTGTGCAAGATATTATCAACGAAGTTACGGACCGGATATCACATCGTCGTCGAACACGACAATAAATGGTGTTCCCGATTCAACTTCTCTTAACTTTACCGTAATTTCACCCGACTCCGATTTCTATCATAGATTCCCAGTCCGAATGCGTGAAGAACCAACTGTTACTTTATTCTCCCCAATAGACGGGATCACAGCAGACGCTTTCAATAGAACAGCGAATGCAAACCTCGCAAAAACTTCTGGATCCAGAGGTTCTGGTGGAAACACCCGTGTTGCACCTGCGGGAGAAACAACCATTCGTGTGGGACAAAAAACGAAAGACGGGGTTCTTGTTGAACCGTTAACTGGTTTTGTTAATTTTGATAACATTTCTGTCCACTATGTTGCTGATGCTGACCTAAATAACGACGTAAGTTGAGGTAAAATATGCCAAGTTGTTCAAGTAGTTCAAATATTAATTCATCGACTACCAATGTTAATTTAAATAACATCGGTTCACGAATTCTTGCCACCATTCCAGTAACAAGTTCAGATTATACCGTGGAGGCTGGAATTGTGGCTGGTGATGTTATTCGGTACGATGTGTCAGATCCATCAAATAAAATTTACAGAAAATCAAAAGCAAATACTGTAGAGAATGCAGAAGTTATCGGTGTTGTTGAATCTGTTGATGCTGTAAATTTAAACGTTGTTGTTTTTGGTCAAATTAATTACCCATCAGGTAGATTTACAAATTTATCAGAGGATACCACAGGAGCAACTGGCGGTAATGACATTTATTTCCTTAGTCCGACCGCAACTGGTGGTGTTCAAAACTTGGCTCCGTTTGAGCAAACTCAAGTAATTAAACCAATTTTGCAAGTGGCAGATGATGGTGTAAACAACGCTATTGTTTTGAACTATATTGGATATACTGTCGGTGGAGCAATTGCGGCAGAAAGCACCGATGATTTGATCGGTGAACTTCGAGAATATTTGGACATTGGACAACAATTACCACCTTCTCTCGTGAGGGTGGATCAAGGTTCTCAAAACTTTAATGTTTCTGATTTTAACGAACTGTACGGGGTAATCGGTAAAACTTATGGTTATACCGAAGTAATTACATTTGCTTCAACAAGCCTTGCCAAGGCAAGTTTAATTGGCAGGGTTGCAAAACAAGTTAGTGGAGGTAAAACAACTTACACTGGAAGGATTACTTCGATAGATACCGTTAACAATACAATCACCATTGAAAGAGGTTCTGGAGTTCCCCAAGTAAACACAGGTATCAAAATAAATATTGATGATGTGTTATACACGGTCGATAGTACAACAGTAACAAGATTTGTTGTGCCGCAAATCGTTACGTCTGGTTCTGCTAGACTTTCTGTTGGTAGTTCGATTCAAACCGGCAGCATCGCTGTTGCGATGGTTGTAAAAAATATCCGAGGCATTTCAATCCCAAGAAAAGTGTCTGTTAAAGAACTTGAAGTTACCGATAAACTTACAACATCAACAAATGCAACAAGCACTCTCGCTGATATTAATAGCACAGTAAATACAGTTCAGACTGATCTTCAAACTGTTCAGAGGAAACTCGGACTTATATCATGACACCAATTTATGGAAGTAGCCCCTTTATACGATCTGCGACTGGTCCCACCGGCCCCACTGGCCCCACTGGTCCAACAGGACCGACCGGGGCAACTGGTCCAACAATTAGAGGTGCAACTGGACCGACTGGAGAAAGTTTTCTTGAGATTCTTTCTTCCTCCTCTGGTCTTACTTTTGTTACACTTTTTAGCGGTAATACTTTTGAAAGAGGTATTTCTGCCGAGTATAGCACCGTCGATGGATCTCAAATTCTTGGAAACACTGGTTCAACTTTAACCAGAGTAGGATTCAATAACTTAGGTGACGGATTTACTCTTGCTGTAAGCACAGAAAAAAACACGTTATCAATAAGAAGTCTTGGAGTTACAGGTAATTATCTGACGTTATCAACTGATTCTGATGGATTGATAACTCTCGACTATGATTTGAGTGGATCGGGTTTTGCTGATGTTTCTGGGTTAACCGGACAACTTATCAAAACAGATGGTTCTAGCAACTTAGTTGGACTTCAGGGTGCGACTGCCAAAGAGTTTTTAAATCGAAATGAAGTTCGTGGTCTTCGAGTTAAATCATATAGAGAACCAACCGTTTTATTAGAAAAAGGAAACGGTGTAGAAATAAAAGATATTGAAGGTGTTCAGGGGGTTGAAGCAACCGTTGATTGGGCACGAGCAAAAAACTTTGTTGTTGATATGACTCAATATGCAGAGGTAACTGATGGACAGACACCACTGACTGTAAACATTAACAAAGCACCAGAAAATTATAGTGCTTCGTTCTTTTTAATTGTTGATGGTGCAACCGGAACTACACCATCAGTTGATCGGTTCACAAGTCAGAGTAATGTCAAATTCCCGTACATACAGAAACCTTGTTTTAGTGGTAACAGAGACATCTTTACTTTTATCTCTTTTCAGGATACATGGTATGGAAATCTTGTTGGTTGGGATCTTACAGGCAATAATCCTGACATCAACGAATTAGAACCATATAGTGAAACACACTATTGTAATGAATTAGAACCATTCTTTGGTTCCACCGATGGTGCCACGGGTGCATGTTGTCTTGGTGATGGTAATACAACAATCACAACGTTTGCAGAGTGTCCGGGCTTCTTTGTTTCTCAAGCAACGGCTGCCGCTTTTGGTTTCACACCACAAAATATTGAAAACGCTTGCGGAACTCCCGCAACCGGAATCAATGGTGATGCGGTTGGACCGTGTTGTGTGTATCAAATCGACACCGATCAAATTGACTGTCTCAACGATCAAAGTCCCGATCAATGTTTATCCCTTTCAAATAACGCAGACTTGTACGCATCTTTTTCAAACTTTAATGATTATCTGCCGGGATGTGACATTACCAAAGTTGAATCGGGTTGTGAATGTGTTGATTGCGATAATTCAGTTCTTGGTATCGGGGCATGTTGCGACGGTAATGGAAATTGCACAGAAGTGGATAGATTTTCATGTGAGCAAATTAGTGGATTCTTTAGAGGACCGGGAGTGGCTTGCACAGACACATTATGTTCGGGTGGAAGTGGTGCGTGTTATACAGGACAAACTTGTGTTGATAATATAGATGGTGCGGCTTGCATTGGTGTTGGATCCCTTTATGCTGGAGATGACAGTAATTGTGCAACAACAAGTCCACCAAATCTTTTTAATCCAGAAAGACGTTCCCTTCCAGATGGAATTCATCCGTTCTTTACACATTCAGATGTTGAACCTTATTTTAAATTAGGTCAATCTTATGGTGGTGGTATTGTGGTTGGTATCTTTAATCCATATGGTGCAACCTGCTTAGGTAACACAGGACATGGTTTGGATCGTAATTCAGTTTCTGGTCTTACTGGAAATGTAATTGATACTCTTCCAGACGGAACAACTTCATCTGCATATATTCCACCATCAATTCTAGCAGACGAATCAGACTCTGGAATTTATCGGTCACAATATGATTTCCACGGATACGGTTATGATGATAGAAAGTCTCAAAGTTACTACCAAGGCCTTTCATATCCAGACGAGGAATCGGGTGAGTTTAGAGAGGATGCTTGGTTTATTATTCTTTCACTCAACGATGCAGAGTTAGAATCAAATCCGTTCTCAAATAATAAAGAGTTCCGTTGGGGTGTTACGGGTAGTAATTATGGACCGATTAGTAACATTGGACAACCAGACTCCGACGTTGGAACAGAAAGACAACAAAAATATCTCGACATTGATATTGTTGAAGGGTTCAATGGTGAAGACTATTCTGCATCAGGTGTTCTTGAGGGTGGAGAATATGGTGGTTACTTCCGACCAATTTTCTCTACAAAAGAAGGACATTGGAGGAAGACATCAGGTGTTGGTGCAAATCAAGGACAACCCACCGTAAATGAAAATCTTACTCGTCACTCTGTCACATCTTGGCAATCTGCTAGAGGTGCTGGAACAACCTCGCTTGAAAAATTATATTCCAAAGCATCTGCCGGTGGCAATTATCAATTGAGAGAAGAACTTGGTGCTGACTACAATGGTCTTTGGCACAGAAACTGGGGACTTCACAATACGGTAAGAATGGCACATGGACTGAATCATGCTTATTACGAGTGTGGAACTGCCGGAACTAATTGTAATGGAACTTACGATTATATCTCACCAGACGGATCTCAAACTATTACATGTGATCAACTTAAAACTTTAACAGGTTCGTCACTTCAATGTGGTTGTTTGTTTAGTTCTAGCCTCACGATTGGTTGTGATAACAATAACACAACTGCAAATGAATTTTATTATTCATCATGGCCACAAGACCCAACACCGATTAATAATTTAGCATATGCTTTTGAAAAAGACAGTAAGTATAATCGACAAATGTATATCGGTGAGTATTGGTTTGGAAAAGCCGCTGCAAGTGGAAATACAGGACAAGACGCAGGCAAAGAGGGAACCGCAGTTTATGGTGCAAGAGTTTTCTATGACGATCAAGCATCAACCACTGGACAAGCATGTCCCGATAAATACTGCGTTGACAACGACTCGTCTGGAGTAAATAAAAATATTTACTACCCCAACCCACCGTTTATGTCACCGTGGTACATTCCAAGTCCAGACGAACTTGCTTTTATTGCAAAACATGTCGCAACAAATTCTTTGAACAATCATATTTTGTCTGCCGGAGGAGAGGCACTTCAGGGTGAATATTGGACATCATCTGGTGCGTTCGACTTTATAACCAACAAAAACGATCACGTTGATAACCCAGAAGGTCTTTTGTTTACTACAATTCCCGGAGCGGGAAGCGAAGGTGGAACGGCAGCGGCACCATATGTGGGAATTACTTTTGATCGTGCGGACAATAGAGTCAAGTCAACAACAAACGCAGTTCAAATCAAGGGACATATGACAAAAGCATGGACTCAAGAGTTCCCACCAAATCCCGATCCAACAAAGAGTAGTTTTGGATTTAAAAATTACAAGAGAGATAAGTTTAATCACCTTGCAAAAGTCAGAGCGATTCGATTGGTTCGTGTTGATGCACGATATCCAAAACTATTCTATGACAAAGCACAAACTACTCTAAACGGTTCGTGGGTTGATGCAAATGCTAGACTTTGGTATATGCCTGCTGTTCAATCGTTAAGCACTTCAGCGATTAATTTCTATCATGGTAGATTTGAAGCATCACCATCAATTCCGTCTGTTTTACAAAATATTTTTGGTGAAATCATAAGACATAGAGGATACCTCACTTTAGAGGCAGGAGATCCACAGGGTGGAAGTTCTTTCTTGGGTGATCTTTATGGATCTTGTACTTTACCAAATGGTTACTGTTCGTTGAGAGAGCGTTATGAATGTGTCAATTATTATGGTGGAATCTTTGGTGGTGAGGGTTCTCGGTGCCCAGATAGTATTGAAAAATCGGCATATCGTCCAACCGAACCAAGTGGAGTAAATTACTTGGAGGCATATTACCGAGGAAGAAGAAGAAGTGGTTCATATGAAATTCAACAAACGACGGAGACTAACCTAAATATTACGAATACTTCTGGTATATCACAGCAATCAAGTGGATCTCAGTCGTCTGGGGAATCCCAATCATCATCTTCATACGGTTATTGAGGTAGAGTATGGCCGGTTACATTTACGGTAGCAGTAGCATAGTGAGCGACGAATTCAGAGGACCTGCTGGTTCAACTGGTCCTATCGGACCAACTGGACCTACTGGTTCGACCGGACCTCTCGGATCAACTGGACCACAGGGTTGTACTGGAGATAGAATTGTAGGTGTTACTCAAGATAGTAAATCTGTCACATTCCGATTTTCAAATGAAGAAGAATTAAGTGCAGGTGGGACTGGATTTAGTTTTGCTGTAATTAACGTTACAGGTGCAGCGGGAACTGAAAATCCAAGTTTAAATGTAAATACAATTGGAGTCGAACCAAAAACAGATATTGTCTGGGATTCTTTTGGTTTTACTGCGGCATTTTTTACGTTTTCCACATCAGGGGCTGCATCGTTAACTGGTTCTAATAATGATGTTATTAATGTTTATGGTCAAGAATTTGGTGTTATTGGAGTAACTGGACAACTTCTTCATATTGTGGGTGAGGCTGGCTCTTCTGCCGAAGGACTTAATTTTTCTGAATATGATGACAGACAAGATATAGTGTTGAATGTTCCAACTCTACTCGAAAGTCTCGATGTAGATAACGATCAGTTCGGACTTTTAAATGAGACAATCGTTAATTCAGACACAACATATTTTTATCCATCAGCAGGCGCAGGACTCACTGCAAGTAAAAGTTTCTTTGGTTTCATCACAGTAAATCCAGATATTGGTGTGATTCGTCCGCTCTTAAATATGGGTGTTCGTACAGGAGATACAACAGCCGATAGAACAAGTTTTAGAACAATTCCAACCCCAGAACTCTTTACATCATCATATGATGAATCAATACTTTCTGGAGAGTATGGATCGTGCTGTTATTGCGAAGATGATGACGATGGATCATATCTAAACAATTGCGTCGATTATGTAACCAAAGGTTACTGTGATAATATTGGTGGAAATTTTTCATCAAACACAACATGTATTAATCGAAAAGAGGGTGTGAACTGTGCATTCGGTGGTGCTTGTTGTGTTAATGGTGAAGCATTTAATTCGACAAGTGCAATTTGTGATCAGTTTAATGGTATTTTTATTCCAAGTGTCACGGCAACGGAAGTTGAATGTCCCGACCGATGCCTTATTGGATCGTGTTGTGTCGGTGGTGTGTGTTACGAATTTAATCAATATGAGTGCGATCTTGCAGGTGGAGTGTTCCAACAGGATGTTCCATGTAAGGCAAGAAACTGTTGTCTTGAAGAATTATATCGTGGTGCTTGTTGCACACCAGATGAAAATGGTGAACCAAAAGTATGTGCAGATAATCTAAGTCCTGTTGAGTGTAATCGTGTTGGTGGTATTTTCCAAGGTGATGGCACTTCGTGCGAAACAACAGATTGCTGTTCAAGTGTAACAGACTCACCAGACGCAGGAGGATTTGCTCCACCTGAAACTTTGACTCGACAATCTGAGCAAGCAAATTGTTCTGTAAATGTTAACCCAACGATAAATCTTCAGCCGGGTGATGAGTTTGGTGGTGGCATTCTTCTGGGTGTTATTGGTGAACCAAACGATTATGGAACAATCTTTGCGAAGGGTGAATCACCATATTGTCTCACCTTTGGTTACACAGAAAACCAGTGTGCTGCTTGTCCACCAGAGGCACAATCAAATCCAATTCGTTATGTTATCAATGCAGGAAATAACTTCAGTTACGAAAACGAAGGTCCATGTTTCTGTGACAGCGTGATGCCATTTAAAGTTTTCCCAAGCACATGTTTTAATGATACGAACAGAAACGATTTAAGTAACAACACAAATAAAGTTGACGCATGTTACGATGTTCCACATTCACCTTATCTTTATAATCTTTATGAGATGCCGATTAAGAGACATTTGGCATCGTATGAAAATTACATTCAAATCGAAAGATATTACAGAGTCGCTGAGAAGTATTACAACAGCACAAAGATTCCAAGAAAATGGGCAATCGTTATTGCACCCGAAGATTTGAACTACAACAATTCACGATCTCTTTCTTGGGGTATTCGTCAAACAACATACGGACAAACCGAATCCGATCCAGTCGAGTCGGGTAAGTACATGGGATCACCATTCTTTGACGGACTTATCGGAACGAGAATGTTTGATAAATCTTCGATCACATGGAAGCCTTGGTATGATGAAAATTATCAAGGTAAAGACGAGGACTCGTACTTACGATGGGTGCATTCTGAGTTTACTGCTTGGCCTTCCGACACTGATCAAACTAGAGTTGAAACGGACATTTCATATTTTGAAGAGAAGTTTACAGAACTTTGGGAAAACGAAAACAAAGAAAACTCAATAATGAGACTTGTCTCGGAATGGAATGATACCACCAAGTTTGGTTACAACGATTGGTACGTCCCAAGTATTATTGAATTGATGTATATCTATGGTAATCTTGACGTAATTAATCTCGGACTTCTTCGTGCTGGACTTTCACCGTTGTCGGAACCAAAATATTGGTCGTCAACAAGTGGTGCAAAATACAGAACAACTGATACTTCTTCATGTGAAGCAGAAAACTTTATTCCTCTTGATAGAAGAGATCAAAGTCTTGACAGGACAACATCGAATATTGCACCACACGCACACAGAGCATTTTTACAAAACTTCCAAAACGGACTAATTGAAACAGAGTTTAGAAGTGATGATTTTGCTTCGGCTAGACCAATCAGAAGAATACCATTATTTGAAACAACGTATGATTGTGAATTTGAAAACCATTTATCAAGATACATAGAGAGTAATAATGGTGATTGTTATAACTGTCGAACCTGCAATTGTCCGGAGTTGAATTAATGTCTTTCATTTATGGTAGTAGTGCAATACCCAACCCAACCAGAGGGATAACAGGAACAACCGGAGCCACCGGAGCGACGGGTGCAACTGGTCCTGTAGGAGCAACCGGTCCCACCGGTCCTGCTGGTATTAGTGGTGGTTTTATAACACTCGTTAAAAGAGATATTCAATCTGATGGTAGTGTCTTACTCGACTTCTTCGGTGAAGTTGATGGGGTAAATACACTAATTGAAGGTGCTACAGGATTAAACTTTGTTGGACCAACTGGCTTTGCCGGAACTGCCGGTGTCGTAAATCTAGGTGCAGGTGTTTCTTTCGCTGCCGGTGTTTCCGGAATTACAATTGATTTTAGAAGTATTAAAAGTAGCGGAAGTATTCAATCCACATTTAATAATGACAAAATTGTTTTTTCATCAATATTAACTGATATCGCAGGGACAACCGCTTCTCTTGTTGCAAATAGACTTGCATATGTTAAAAATCCATCAGTAATTTCAAGTACAGATATTGAAATTGAAACAGACTCTGCCTCAGCGAATGTTCTAGATTTTAGAGGTGGTGGTTCAAGAACAGGAACCGCAGGTTTCTTACGAACTACAGGATATAGTTTCCTTAATGGTGACGGTATCACTGGTGTGTTTAACAAAGATGGTGCTTTTGTTGTTGGTCCGTTTGAAAAAGGTCAAGTTATTGCCGGAGTTACAAATGGCATTAGCATTGACTTATCAAATACTGACATTGCAAAAATTGTTACCCCTGCTGGTATTCTTGGAATTTCTGGTGATTATCCAACAGGATATTCGATCACAAAAACACTCGTTATTGAAAACGGTGACATGTGGGCATTTCCATCAAATGTTAAATTTGAAGATGATGAAAACTACTTTAGTTGCGGGACGGATGTTCTCTCTATTACCACGATTGATGGTGGTGTAAACTGGACAGCAGTATTTACCGCAAGAGGTTATGATGTCTTTGGTTGTCAAGGATCTGGAACAACTCCCGGCTCTTGCTGTTCAACTGATCCCGAAACTGGTGTTTTCTTCTGTGATGATTACTTAACACAAGAACAATGTCTTGAAAGAAACGGAACATTTAACGTTCTTCAGTCTTGTAGTGATACTTGTGGTGTTGGTGGTGGTGTTTGTTGTTCTGAGGGTAATTGCTCAAACGGTATCAGTGCCATTCTTTGTGCATCCATCGGTGGTTCATTCTTCCCAAATGTTATTTGTGAAACAAGCACAATTGTTAATGAGTATGGTGATAGCATAACATACGATTCCGAAGGACAAAATTATGCAGACCCAATCGAAACAGGAAGGTTCTGTTATGATCGTTGTCAAGAGCCAGTTGCATGTTGTGTAAATGGAACATGTATTGGTGATGATATTACACGAATTCAATGTGAGTTTCTCTATGGAGGACAATCTGTCCCCGGAGTAACATGTGAAAATGGTGACATCGTTGGTGAACAAAGTTGTTGTGACTCCATCGAACGATTTGGTGCATGTTGTGAGCCTATCTCACCTGACGATTTATCAGAGGGTGAATGTAGTGAAAAATCGTATCAAGATTGCAAAGCCGCTGGTGGAATTTTCCAAGGACATGGAACAAACTGCGAAGACACAAATTGTTGCTTTGGTGTGGCTGGTGTTTGTGGGATTCTTAAACAAGATCAAGTTGCGGGAATTAGATACACATATCTCGATGAATGCGTTGAAGTAAATGATCCATCAGAGTGTGAGGAGTGTAATGAATTCATTGCTGATGTGACTTGCTCGTCAGATCCTTTTGGATTTAGAGGTACATCCAATACCACAACTCCAAATGATGGTAGAGCAAGAGGAGCAATTTTAGGTGTCGGTGGGGAAGCCGGAGGTGGACCCGGGGCATTTAATCTGGGTTATGGTGGTAACGGAATTAATCTGAGAAGGAAACAATATGAAGTCGGTGGGCTTCCGATAGATTTTGCCAGTATTGCATTTCGCATGAACATCGAATATGGCAACGCAACACTGTTTGATGCACCACCAGTTCCGTCAGATCCACAAAATATTAGTCTGTATTCTAAACTTATGGACGTGAGTCCGGGTTTTGAGCAATTTAGTCCCCTCAGCATAGGAATTATTGAAAATTACTTAATTATGAACTCTGATGGGGAGTACATAGCCACTCCAACGAGAACGAGTGCTTCCGGACCGGATCAAACATACGCATCCGGTTCAAATAGTTATGGATTGAAATCTACTGGAAGTGAACTTTTTTACAGTAGATGGATTCCAGAGATTTATTTTGTATTTAATCCCAACTTCGTTGTTGCTCCAGTAGAGCCATTTGGATCGTGTTGTAATGGAACAATTTGTCAAGATTCCACTCAATCTTGGTGTGATTGCTTTGGTCTTCCAAATGCACAATGGACCGGTGGAGTTTCTTGTATAACAGATCCATGTATCGGTGGTCCAGTGACAACACCACCACCATCGTCAACGACCACAACAACAACGACGACGGACGAGCCAATAACTACTACCGTCGGCCCGACCCCGTCCCCGACGGGCACAATTCAACCTCCACCCACTACTCCCGATCCCGGTCCCGGCACTACTCCGAATCCCGACACTACTCCCGACCCGGATTCAACCACAGCATCACCAAACCCAAGCACCCCCCCACCAGATGTAGATCGTGGTTGTGAAATCATTTATGATTCATCGTTGGCAGATGTGTTAGCACAAAATGTTGCGTGGTTAGATTCTAGGTATGGTAACTTGAATGATGCAGTTTGTTTTTCAAGGAACGAGCCATATACTTGGGATTGTGTTACGATGTCCGGAAATCCATACATGCAGGAAGAGTGGATTAGTCAGTCTGGATCCACCGTTTTTCCGTCTAACTGTTCTTTCTGTGGTGACGACACCTT